CTTGCATTGTGAAAAGGGACTGTGTGAGCAGGACGACAAGGGACGGGGCAGCACATGGACAAGCCTTTGCACATACTGCTGGAATCAGCCGATGCCTGCTCCGGACGATATACCGAAGCAGTGCTGCCGCTGCAACATCAGCGGTGTGCCACTTATGAAATCAGCAAACGGCGGTCTGTATTGTGCAGACTGTGCCGGATTTTTAAAATAATGAGCGAGAGGGAGAAAGAATCATGAAAGACTATATCGAAACGCAGTACAAGAATCTGGACTTTATGATTACGTCAGCCGCCGGGAAGTGTATGCGATGCTGGACTACATCGGCGGAGCGGATGCAGACGAAGCATTTTATCAGGGATGGGATGCAGCGATTGATGAAGCGTGCAGCCTGCTGAATGATGTGGATTCTGCGATGGGATGGACACCGGTTGAAGAAGAACTTCCTGAGGAAACAGGGGTACTGCTGGTAACAATAGATGACAAGCGTTCTGGGTTCCGGAGAGTATGCGTTGCACAGTATTGGGCGGTTGACAAGCAGTTTGTGGTGATGCGGTCAGATGGCGGCGGTGTGGTTACCTTGGATGATGTTGTGGCGTGGATGCCGTTCCCAGAAGCGTATGGAGAGAAAAGCGATGGAAATGAGCTAAAGGAAAGAGCCATTCCAGAAAACGTGGAAGCATCTACATTGATGGATGGGGATGTTTGGTGGACGTGCAGCAAATGCAAGAAGCTTCAGCATACAGACAAGCAGGCGCAGTATTGCTCGTACTGTGGGCAAAGTGTAAAATTGGAAAATCCAGAAGAATGAAAAGGAGAAATGAAAATGGGAAAACTGGTCGAACATCTGATGCCTTGTGCAATTTGTGGGGCTGTGCCGAAAATCAATGATGTTTACGACATAGATCCGGAAAAAGCGGAACATTGTTACAAGCTGTTTTGCTCTGAAAATGGGGTACACAACAGCACCGGAGAATGGTTTGCAAACAAGTACAAGGCTTGTCAGGACTGGAACAGACGGCAGCAAGCTCTTGGAGAAACGATAGAAACACTTGGCAACAGGCTGAAACCTTGTCCGTTCTGCGGACGGAAAATGCAGTTTCATAACGATGTGCAGATAGGCAGGGACGGAAAGCGGAGAAATTATTTGTATTTCATGCATGAAGATTACGATGAAAGCAAAGAGGTATCCTGCATTCTGGATGATATTTGCATGCCCTTTTCCATCGGAGCAGGCGATGCACACCTTGAATTGGGCTGTATCGGCGAATATGCAACAAGATGGAACAAACGTGCTTGCGATGATGAAAATCCAATGCATGAGATCAAACAGACGTTGCTTGGAACGATTCAGCCGCTGGAACGAACCGTGGAACTGCTCGAACAGCGAAATAAGAAGCTAGAGCAGGAGAACGAGGAACAGAAGCAGATTATAAAGAGAACAAGTCAGTGGAGAGTTAATAAGGACATCAAAAGCCCGTTTGCAAACATCTCCGGATTGTGTTGCGTCCATTGTGATCACAAAGATGAATACATCATCGAACTGGAAGAAGAAAACGAGAAGCTGAAACAAATGCTGAAAAAAGTGGCAGATGATGCAGAGGGGCTTTTTATGGGGTTTGCGAGATATAATCCGTATGAAAAATGTTTAGAACACGAAGACTGTGAAGCACGTGAATACTGTGACTACTGCGACAGGGATTGTGATTGTGACGGACAATGCAAATGGCGGTATAAGGACGATGTGAAAAAGCTGCTGGGAGAGGTGGAATAAAAATGTATGTAGAAATTCCGGAAGACTTGACCGAACGCACTGTAATCTTGGAATTTGGTGCAGATGCATACAGATTTTACCGAAGAGGTACACAGATGTTTATCTGTAACGTATGCGGTGCGGATGTTTGCTTTTTTGGAGCGGAATATGATGTGAAAGCAAGAATCGCATGGAATCGGAGAAGTGAAACGGAGAAATCAAAATGAACGATGGTGTTAAACGACACCAGATATCAGATTTGGTGCAAATGCAGTCTTTGCCGTTAAATGCAAAAATCATAATGACAAAGCAGCGTATCAAGGTTTGGTATGAGAGCTGGTGCAAGTTTAAAATTACAAACACCAAGACGGGCAAAACACGTTTTGTAGTGTTTGACACAAGAGGCGACAAAGAGCCGCCTCTGAAAAAGAACGAGTACAGCGAGTATGTGGATGACGGGCAGGTTTATGTGTCGTTTAGCGGCGGCAAAGACAGCACGGTTTTATTGCATCTGGTACGCCAAATGTATCCGGATGTAGAAGCGGTGTTTGTAAATACTGGGTTGGAGTATCCGGAGATACAGAGGTTTGTAAAGACGTTCGATAACGTCACGATATTAAGACCCGAAATGAGGTTTGATGAAGTTATCAAAAAATATGGATATCCGATGATAAGTAAAAATGTATCAAGGAAAGTACACGATGCAAGGCAAGGTAAAGAATGGGCAATGAAATATGTAAATGGAACAGCAACACGGAGTGACGGAGCAAAGTCAATTTACACAGTTGAAAAATACAAGCCATTGGTTGATGTAGATTTTATTATTTCAAACGCCTGCTGTGACGTTATGAAAAAGAAGCCTATAAAAAAATACACAAAACTTACTCAAAAAAAGCCAATAACAGCACAAATGGCATCTGAGGGAAAACAAAGATTAGGTCAATGGCTTCAAAAAGGTTGCAATGCATTTGATACCAAATATCCAATGTCAAATCCTATGAGTTTCTGGACTGAACAGGATATTTATCAATACATAAAAAAATACAATTTACCAATAGCGGGTGTGTATGGTGATGTAGTATATTCTGAACAGCCTGAACAAATGAGACTTGAAGAATACGGCTATGAATGCGGAACAGATAAACTTGAAACAACAGGTTGCAACAGAACAGGCTGCATTTTTTGTGGATTTGGTTGCCATTTGGACAAAGGCAAAAGCAGGTTTGAGCGGCTTAAAGAGACACATCCAAAACAGTACAATTACTGCATAAACGGCGGCGAGTACAACGAGGATGGTTTGTGGATACCCAACAACAAAGGGCTGGGTATGGGACATGTATTTGATGTGCTTAACAGTATTTATGGCAATGGTTTTATAAAATACTGAGCAAAACAAAAGTGAAAGGAAACGTTGAAATGAACGACATCGAAAAGAAAATGGAAGCCCTGAAAGCGGAATTTTTGGGGAAGCCGGAAGCGTTGGAGAAAGAAACGAAGATACAGAAGAGACAGGAAAAGCTGAAGCCGTGGAAGCCGGAGGTTGGAGAAAAATACTTTGTAGCAGTTGAAGACGGTGCCGACGTTGTTCAGTATTGTGAGGACAGTATCGACGAATTTAACATTCGATTCGGCAACTGTTTCCGCACGAAAGAACGTGCCGAACAAGTTGCAAGGAAAATACGGTTATTGTTACGGCTTGAGCAGCTGCATGATATGCTCTGCCCAAATTATGAGCCAGATTGGGATGGTACAGCGAAATTTCTTGTTGCGTTTGATCATACTGATGGGGAAATGCAAGCATTTTTCGACAGAAGCAGTGGAGAAAGCACATTGGTTTATTTTAGAGACGCTGTAACTGCTATGGAAGCAGCAGAAATCCTAAACAAAGAGATGAAAAAATACTAAGAGAAATGAAAGGAAGCTCTCAAGATGTGCAAAGAAAAAGAACTGACAGAAGCAGCTTATCGCTACTATGTGGATGAAGCATGCATCGAAGACATCGCAAAGCAGTTGCATCGGTCATACAATTACACACGGCTGATCATAAAAAAATATCGGGGTGCGTTCCGAGATGCGATTATCATGCATTGGCTGGAGCAGGAAAAGAAGTTGCAGGCAGTTGCTGACGAATATTTCAATGGGACGATGACCACGGAACAAATTAAAGAAACTTTTCACGTGTCCGGTGACACAGTCCGGAAAGTCGTTCAGAAACAAAAACCGCCTTTCACAGAGAAGCCGGAATTTACACCGGAAGAATTGGAAATGGAAAAGATGTTTCGTTTTGAATCGGAAGAAACGGAAAATCTGTTTGGAATCCGAAAAAAGAAGAAACGGAAGCCGATTTACGGAATCTACAACCGCACTTCCGGCAGATGGATACAGGGCTGCTTACAAGGGAAGATTCAGACAATTTTGTTTACCTCTATTAAGGCATGCAAGCAGGAACGCACAGAACGCAATCTGAATCCGGAGGAATTTAAAGCGGCTCTGTACGGATGGAGGATGGAATGACAGAATATCAACATCAGAGAACCGTTATGGAGTGGTCGTGCTATGCCAGCAATCGCATACGCTATCCGGGGTTAGATTTGCTGTATCATATCCCGAATGAGATCAAATGCAATGCAGCACAAGGCAAACAGCGGAAAGATATTGGCGTAAAGTCTGGCGTACCGGATTTGTGTTTGCCGGTTGCACGTGGGCAGTATCACG